CCCATGCCACTTGAGTAGTCGGATGGTTCACTGCTGTAACGTGCAATGAGTGTGGCACTGAATTTACGGTCACCTTGTTTGCAGTGGTAGTAATCAACTGTGTAACTGCTCCCCAAATGGGTGCATTCAGGGCAGTCATGTGCGTGTATTGGCTTAACTCCATTCATGGTTCAATCTCCGATGATCAGTGCATCATGATTTGGGTAATGTCTGAAAGCTCAACATCGTTGAGGTTTAACCACGAGTCTAGTTGGATCACGCCTTTAGCGTGAGCCTTGTTACTGAAGGCATAAACTTGTTCAAGGTTGTCAAACACATGTGGGTGTTTGAGTAGGTAGTTGTCAAAGGTTAGGCAGACAACTTGAAGACCGTAAACACTACGGTAAGGACGCAATTCGTTGATAGCGGCAATGCTCATGGGTATCTCCATTAATTCATTAAAGTCATACCACTAGCGAAGCTGTCTTTAGTGTTAAAAACAAGTGAGTCCCGAAGGACTCAGAGTTTTATTCACCATCCATTGCACGCATCTCTGCGTCACTCCAATTATCGTCAAACCGGTTAGGGTGAAGCTCAAAGGCTTCATCCCACAGGTCAACCGCTAGGTCGCCCAAGTCTGAACTGAAACCATGAACTGTTATCACGTTATCTGCGAACTCTGCTGCTGCGTCCATTGTTGGGAACGACGTAACACATGGAAAGTTTTCGGTTGTAAGGGTCATAACAAGTACTCCATAAGGTTTAGTGATCTCATCCCACAAGCGAAGCATCAGTAGGTAAAAAGAGTGAACCCCGAAGGGTTCACGCTTGGGCAAGAATCTCTTCACGGACACCGTGGCCATTGGCCCATGCCATGACACGCTTGGTCGCCATTGAAATGATTAAGCCCTTGGCTGTAACCAGGTACTTCTGGTTACGGTTCACCACCTTAGAGGCTGGCTTGTGGTTCAAGGCAGTCACGCTAGTGACTAAGACCTTGAGCTTGGACTCATTGCTTGAGTTCATGATGCGGCACTCTGTGCCCTGAACACCAACAACCAAGTAGGGCTGTTGCTTGTAGCTAACGTACTGACCAAGTTGAACAGTCATAAAAATACTCCAAGAGTTTAGTTAAATTCATACCACCAGCGTAGCGGTAGTAATCACTTGGAGTGGGCAAACGAAGTTTGACCTGGTAGACACTCAAGAGTTGAGAGTTACAGAACGCCTCTTAGTATTAGGTAACTTCTCAACATGGAGTTGAACTATAGTTGAGAGGATAAGGATAGTGTTAACCTATCGTCTAAACATAGGTATGACATTTGAGGATGATGATGTATCGGAGTCTGATGAAGATAGACCATACGAAGTATCTAGGTCGGATTCAGTCTCCCCTTTCAGTGCCCTATGTAAACCCTCTGGGTAAGTATCTTCGTTGTTACTACTGTGTGATAGGTAATCACTCAGCTTAGGGTAAGCCTCATACATGTGAGTAGCTTTGATAGGATATAGGTGTAGCTTGGGTGCAGTCATGTGTTCACCTGTATATCAAGTAAGGTTAGGTTCGGCATCACAACCATACACGGAGTGTATCTAGTTAAGGTGAGTACTCTGTCTATAGTAAGTAACGTAACTACACTCCACACGCTGCGCGTGACCGTGTAGTTACTACTGTATATATAAGGGATTGCAGGCGGAGCAAGGTTAGCGTTTGGAACAGCAGAACGTTAGTTTAGTGTTGGCTGAGTACTCTGTCTATACGTAGTGTGTCATTAGTACAGTGTAGGCATACACGTTCTGCCTGCACACATCCTGTCTCTTGGTAGTGTGTGTATGTGTAGCTTGTGTATTGTGTAAGCAAAAGCTTAGGCTCCCCGAAGGGAGCCTGAGTTATTTGTTAGCGTCGATTAGACGTTGAGCTTCGACAGCCTGTTCGGCCACGAGCTGGTCCATCTTCTTGACGGCGATCTCCGTGCTCTGCTCGTAGATACCCACTAGGTTGTGGGTACCACGAAGTATTGATTGAATCATCTCGAAGAACATACCGATTGCCTTAAACATAATGATTACTCTTAGTTGGTTAGTCTCACACCACTAGCGTAGCTCAGTGGGTGGTGGCCCTATGGGGTGGCAGTGGGTAGTAGGGGGGGTGGTTTGGTTTCCGCCTCCCCTTATAGAGAGTCCATCACTCGTACCCAAATTATGATTTTGTCAAAAACCTGAATCGTTCTTTTATCATTTCTCAAAATATTATTTATAATGTTGGTATACGTAACCGCGATCCATTAACTAATGAGAGAGAGGTTATGAGTAACAGTTTGGTATTAACACGCGATGCGTTTACACCCTGGGGTACGTTTGGACGTTTGCAGTTTCCTACTGGTGAATCCGTTTACACAATTGAAAGGCCGTGGTTAGACAATGAAGCGTATGTGTCCTGTATTCCTAATGGTATTTATACACTGGAGAAGCGTCACTCTCCCGTGGTGTCACGAACCAGTGGTGGTCAGTATCAGGAAGGGTGGGAAGTCACCGATGTCATTGACCGGACCTTTATTATGTTGCATCCCGCCAATTGGATGGACGACCTTGCAGGGTGCATTGGTGTTGGTAAACGCTATGAAATATCACAGAACAAGAAAGCCCAATGGGTTCCCTCGGTACTTAACTCTCGGGTAGCGTTCCGTGAAGTCATGGGATTACTGGATCGGCACAATGAATGGACTATGGACGTTCGACCGTTCTTTATGTCCGTGTTCTAATACGTACAGTGTTTAAACCTTACAAACCTCGCCCAGTGCGGGGTTCTTTTTCTCTGCAATAAAGTAACCAGTCTTTTATAGTCGAGCCTTATTTATTATATGGATTGGGACTGTATATGGACGCGCTCAGTATCGAGCAGTTTAAAGAAGCGTTACCCGCAAGAATTAAGAAGTCTGTTAACCAGGAACTGATTGATAAGATCAATCTGGTTCTGGGTGATCCTGATATGTACGAAGTCTATCGGGAGAACATGCTGAGCTATGCACACGTTATGAAAGACGGCCGGTTCAAGTTAACGAACTATGTGGAAGCTGTGAAGTACGTGAGCCAGAAGTTAATGGGTAAGACCAACATGGGCGCGTTTACGGCAACGTTCCCAAACAAGATTGTTGATTGGACGGCACGCGGTGTGGCGCCGAAGGATATGGCCAGCTACGTCACGGCTTACAACAAGTCAAAGCTCGTGTCGATGATTATGGAACAGTCACTGATTCCTACCTGGGTGTTGAACCAGGATAAGGCACAAGAAGCGATCAATGTCTTGGCCGGCTTAATGAATGATGCGTCCAGCGAAAAAGTACGCAGTGATTCCGCTGCCCACCTGTTGACGCACCTGAAGATGCCCGAAACCCAACAAGTTGAACTTCAGGTATCCACGTCTGAAGACAGTTCCATCTCTGCACTGCGTGAAGCCACCAATGCCCTGACAGCGCAGATCCGTACCGGTATTCAGTCTGGTTCGATCAGCGCACAAGAAGCCGCACACAGCAAACTCACGTTGGATAACGTCAGCGGTGAGGTGGTTGAATGATTGATCACGTAGCAGAAGCCCTCCAAGAAGTCATGGGTGTTGAGGATTACCTCAACGGCATGAGTTATGCGCCTGATCCTGGCTACGTGCCCTCCGACTTTGCCATTGAGTTTGTGACGTTCATTAAGTTGGTCAATGGGGTCCCCAGGGTGAGGAACACCTGACACCGGTGGTCCACTACCACATGCTGGACACCATCTCAAAAGGCGGTACGCGGATTGTAAACCTGTGCCACCGAGGCATGGCGAAGACCACGGTAATGGGTGAGTACCTGTTCTTGTACATCGCGGTGTACGGCACGTTAGCGGCGTTTGGTAAAGTGGGCCTGGCGCTGTACGTGTCGGACTCCATTGAGAACGGCGTGAAGAACATGCGGAAGAACCTGGAGTTCCGTCGAGAGAACTCTGCGTTCTTGATGGAGTACATCCCTGTTGCCAGGTTTACGGATATACGGTGGGAGTTCCACAACGCCGATGGCAAGATTTTCATTGTCAAAGGGTATGGCGCCAAGACCGGTGTGCGTGGTGCTAAAGAGATGGGCATACGCCCGCAGTTGGCGGTACTGGATGACTTGATCTCAGATGAAGACGCACGATCGGCCACGGTCATATCGGCGGTAGAGGACACGGTTAAGAAAGCGGTGACCTACGCACTGCACCCAACACGGAACATGATTATCTGGTCGGGTACAGCGTTCAACGCAAAAGACCCTTTGTACAAAGCCGTGGAGTCCGGTGCGTGGCAGGTCAACGTGTTCCCTGTGTGCGAACAGTTCCCTTGCACCAAAGAAGATTTCCGTGGTAGCTGGCCGGACCGTTTCCCTTATGAGTACGTCAAAGCGGCGTATGACATGGCTGTGTTGGAAGGCAGTGTTGAGACCTTTAACCAGGAGCTGATGCTGCGGATCATGTCGGAAGAGGACAGACTGATCCAAGACAACGAAATCATGTGGTACTCGATCAACAACGTCCTGCGTAATCAATCGCTGTTCAACTTCTACATCACCACAGACTTTGCCACCAGCGAGGCGGATAAGTCCGTACTTCTCGGTGTTGTCTGTGTGGGCGTACAACAACAATGGGGAGTTGGCTGTGGGTGGACGGTGTGTGTAAACGTCAGCTTATGGATCGGAACATTGATGACCTGTTCAGGTTGGCTCAGATGTACCGGCCACAGTCGGTGGGTGTTGAGGTGAGTGGGGCAGCAGGGCGGTTTCATACCCTGGATCATGAACGAGATGATGCAACGCAACGTGTACTTTGCGCTGGCCTCTGAGAACAACAACAGCAAGCCTGGACTGCGCCCTGGTACGGGCAAACTGGAACGGTTTAACGTCATGGTTCCGCAGTTCAAGTTGCACAAGGTGTTCTTCCCCATTGAGAAGAAAGCCACGGCGCCTTTGATCGAGGCGGTCAACGAGCTGTCTCTCGCGTCCAAGAGTGGCTTCCGTTCCAAACACGATGACTTCATAGACACCATCAGCCAACTGGCTGTGATGAACGCCTGGCGCCCTAGTGAAACCGGTGATTTATCTCAGCAGGATGAGCATGGAATATGGAGCATGGAAGACGCAGATGAGCCGGACTCACCCATGAGTTCCTACGTTGTTTAATACCGGAGCCAGAGTATGAATTTGAAAAATGTAATAGACCAACTCAGTCACGGCGAGTTGCGGAATGTCTTCATGGCCGACACCAGTGACGGTGATCTGGACGAACGCAAGAAAAGAAATGTTGATCACCCATGTGACCAT